TTGCCTCCCCCCCGTTGATGGGTAAAATAGCCGCAATTTTTCGTTTTCAACAAGCGCGGCGCGATGCCGCTTACTCAAGAAGAAAGAATTATGACGTTGTCTCCTTATTTGCAAGAGGTGGCGAAGCGCCGCACTTTTGCCATTATTTCTCACCCCAATAATTAAGCCCAAATTAAAGCTCTTTTACTCTTTCAAAATCCTTTCAGTTAATTAAGGTTGAGCTATATAACCCATTTAAATACATTTGGTTATGTGGCTTCTTTAATTGAAAATTCTTTCATGTAACTTTAAATCGATCAGCTTGCTTTCATCAAAAATCTGTACATATGCTTGTACATAATGTACAAAACAGCAGAGGTGTTTTGCGATTTGTACAAGGTGAGTAATGGCGCTGTCTGATGCGTGGTTGCGTTCAGTCGTTGGAAAGGAACGTGATAAGGTTTTGGTTAAATCCGATCGTGATGGTCTGTCTGTCAGAGTATCACCGAAAGGTCGCGTAGTGTTCCAATATCGTTATCAATGGGCAGGGAAAGGTGAGCGTCTTGATATCGGAACTTACCCGGCAACTGGATTAAAAGAGGCCAGAGAAGAAGTTATCCGTCTTCGTGGTGAACTCGAGTCAAACCGTAATCCACGATTGGTCAAGCAGGCTGAAAAACGAAAAGCTACTGAAGCCATGACGGTAGAGTCTGTGATCCGTGCTTGGTATGAAGCATATTGTGTAAAAAATAAAAAAGGTTCTGAACAGATACTCCGCTCGTTTGAGCTGCACCTGTTCTCTAAAATCGGGAATATCCCTCACGATGCAGCTACATTGCATGATTGGTTAGAAGTCCTGGAGCCTCTTAGCACTAAGACTCCAGCAATAGCAGACCGATTGCTAATTAACGCAAAGCAGGCCCATGTCTGGGCGTATAAGAGAAAGCTCATTGAAACTCGCCCGCTGTCGGATATCACGGGTAAAGATATGGATATCCGTAAAGGTCAGAAGAAACGGTTTCTGACACATGATGAAATTAAAATCCTTTATGCTGCGATCGATGGTTCTCGAATGGTTCCTAAATACCGGGCCTTCATTAAACTATTGCTGCATTTTGGTTGCCGTAGTTCAGAGCTTATTACCGCCCGGGTGGACGATTTTGATTTCATTAATAAAGTATGGACTGTACCACCAGAACGACATAAGACTGGGGAGATAACAGGCGAACCGCTAAAGCGGCCGATTATTGAACCGGTTGAAGAGCTTATAAAGTACGCTATCTCTATGAACAATGGTTCAGATATGCTTTTTACTAAGGAAGGAAGCAGGGAACCCGTTGGTCGGACATCATTGCAGTCGCTGCCTTACAATTTAATGCAGTACGCATGGCGGCGTTTAGGATATCAATTCCCTCATTGGTCTCTTCATGACTTGAGACGTACAGCTCGAACAAATTTTTCTGATCTTACTGCGCCTCATATCGCAGAAATTATGCTTGGTCATAAGCTGCCAGGGGTATGGCAAGTTTATGATAAGAGCGATTATCTAGAAGAACAGCGTAAAGCTTACCTGGCATGGTGGAAGAGGGTTGAATCGATTGTTAATTGTACTATATCTGATTCAAACTGACGGTTTGTATCACCTGAACATAACCAAATCTCCTAGCACACTTTGAGCGAGATGTGAGCGTTAAGTTTACGCCATTGTGTTGACATAAGAGGGGGGCGGGTATCGATATCATCACTATCCCTATGCCCCTAAATCGCTCCTGCCATTTGATAAATGCAGATGTTTACCACCAAATGTTTTTGATACTATAGGTCGATTCATGATTTACCTAGAAACTTAGTTGTAACGAAAACTTCTTAACGGACACTATCTGGATAAAGTTAGTTTTTTATTTAAGAGGGTTAACATGTCAAAGTTAAAAAATGAACCATTAGTAAGGGTATCAGAAGAAGACGGAATAGAAATAAGGAAGATCCAATATCCAGATAATACGATAGAAAGAATTTATAAGCAGAAAGGTGTAATATTACCACGAATACCTTTAAAAGGCCGTTTTGTAGAACAATATGTGGCCTTACAGTTGCTTGATAAAGATCTTCGGAATGTTATTGGTTGGGAGAATATAATAAAAAACATTTGTAATAACATTAATAAAGAACAACACTTTATTTATCCGGATTTAGAAAAGAATCTAATATTAAAGTCTTTGTTTATATCAAAAGTTGTTACTTACGGTAAGTGTTTTACAGAGGCGAAAGGGCGTCGATTCACATTGCAGAGAAAGCATGTGCCAGAAAAATACAGAGATTTACATGACTCTATTATGAATGTTAGACATAACTTTGCTGCCCATAAAGGTGAATTCGAATATGATCAATGTGGCTTGGTTTTAATATTGCCGGGGACCAAGAAAAAAAGGTACTATCATATTTTTTCAGAACTCAATCAAATAAATTACGGTAATAATGAGGAAGATGATGAACGTTTTTTTATGTTATATGATTCACTGCGTGAAGTCATTAAAGAAAAACAAGATAAATTAATTGATAAAATATACGCTGAAAAGATTCATACTCAAACAATGGAGTATTGGTTGAGCCGAGCAGGAAAAGAAACAGAGATTTAATTTGTTCAGTATATAAAAGCTAATTTTTAAGGAGTAATTTTCAGATGATTAAAGCTGATTACATTGCGGGTACATTGCGATAGGTACTCTACGACTAACTTTTCAACAAGAGTAAGGGGGTAATCAATTTTATTTGTATCAATGGTATGACATTTCTTGGCGATAATGTTTTGATCTTATCGATTCATGTCATATGGTCATTGGTAACGTCCGCTCTTGGTAAAGAGTGGACGCTCAGATTAGGTTTGGCATCTAAGCATAGATGTGTCAGCTCACATCTAAGCTAATACATTTTACTCAATCACTCCCGCAAATCTGTAAATCTTGTGTGATGCCCATTTATTTGGGCAGGATTTAATATCAGGATCTGGAAAGTCAGGCCTGTATTTCTGGCCAGTTCTCCTGTTTACGCTGTTCCAGCGAAGAACTGTCGATACTGAAACACCACAGAAATCGGCGACTTGTTTAGTTGTCATTAAGTTGTTCATTACTTCACCTCCTGCGGCGGCTCCGGTAGTGGCATCCAGTGGGTTACGAGAACATACTCGACATCACCCTCAGGACTGTCATAGAACAATCCAGAGTGGGATTCGTAGAATGCGATGTAACGCCACCCTGAATGAGTTTGAACAACAACTTCCTGCCCGTCATCCGGCATTCGCTCACTACAGCTTATCCAACCATCCGGAGTTACCGAAACTGGCGACGCGGCATATAGTGGTTTAGGCGATATCTCCGCGCGTTTTGCGTATGCTTCAACTGTGTCAGGGTTAAACAGGATTATGTTTTCACCGCATTCCCACGCTATCGGTTCTGCTTCCAGCGAGGCTAACGCTATTTCATAAGCACGGCGCTCAATATTGTCTCTCACGTCCAGGCTACCTATGCGCTCTTTGATTTCTTTAATCAGTTCTTTGTCGGTGAAAGTTGTCATGTGTTAGTCCTCATCCACTTCAACGCCATCTTTCAGCGTGATGCCGTGCCAATCATCAGCCCAACTGGTTAGCCCTGGCGCATCAATGCTAGGCATATAAACGCTTGCAGTGTGGTAGCCCTTATCGTTATCAATGCTGGCAACGTGCTCGCCGTTGTATGCGCTCAGCGTGTCCAGGACGCTATAAAACTTTCCTCCGGCTGCCCTGAAATCCTTTACAGCCTTCACAAGGCGATTCCACGCTTTTTCCTGTTCTGGCGTCAGGTCGATTAATTCCTGCAAAGTTGCCATATCACTCTCCTTTGATACGAATGTCAGCGACGCGTAATGCGTGTTCTAGGTCAATCAGGTAAAGCCAACTGCCATTTTCTTTAGGTATCATGACATGTCGCTCATCTGCATTTATCGGGTGTCCATATCGAAGGTCGTAGCGAGTCGGTAATTGAACTTCCCGCGCTTCCAGTTCAGCAATGCGCTTCTCTGCGGCCTCCAGCGATCTTCCCAGCTCGTCATTCTTCTTCTCCAGCGATTCAATTCGGTCAGCCTGCTGGTTGATATGGTTGTCCTGAGCGGACCATACTTTGTCTTTGGCTTCCCGTTCATCCAACAATGCCAGCGCGATATCTGGCGAAAAGTGCTTCATAAAATCGTTAAGCGCATTAATTCGCTGATCGAAAGGCATTACAGGTGCTTCACCAGCAATTTTTGTTTTTTCAGCGATTTCACGAAGCTTTTGATAATCAATCTTGCTCACTGGCTGCCTCCTTTGCGAATCTGTTCCGCCCATTCTTCAAGGGATTTCTCCGCATATTCACCAGACAGGCCATCAATCGGATGCGGTTCATTAGCCAACTCTTCTTTCGCTGACAAAATCATGCGTGTAACGTCGAAAACTTCACGCAAAGACTTATTGATAAATCCGTGATTGAACGCAGCAGCAAGACGGCTGGCGGCATAGTTAATCCCCTCGTTGCGTGCTTCCGCCCGGACTTCAGCCAGGAAAGCATCAGTGGCTGGGGTTTCCGTGAAGTTGTCCTCCCAACCGTAGTACTCCTGACGACAGAAGTTATTAAATTCCTTCTCCGACTGTTTAAGCGCCGCATTCTCCGCTGCCAGCGCCGCGCACTTGGCCTCCGCTTCAGCAAATTTACGCGCCAGATATTCAGCGTTTGTTTCATTCACTTTCAGGTCTCGCGGTACACATCTCCCACGAAGAAACCCTTCCATTTCGAAAACATTCATGCGCATTTGCGTAACTCCGATAACTCGTTAAAACGTTCCATAAACATCCCGTAGGCATGGTCCGGTGCCAGTGGAATCACTTTGAACATATCTGTTGCCGGGATACCTTCCAGTACAGGCCAGAAAGAGCCATCATCAAGCCCGAGATCGCGGCGTTCGGTTGCCAGCATAATGAGATCGGCATATTTCACTGGCGTGCTCATAACCGGAGGTAACCCGTATTTCTCACGGATTACGGCGTCTATTTTTTCTTCCATCCGTTTATAGTCAGGAAGAAGGCGTTTCAGTGGTGCGGGGATGTCCTGGCAATACGCTTCTGTTGCATCATGCATTAACGCTTCAAAAGCAAATTCCTGAGGCACCAGCTGGCTGCAAAGCACCGCATGTTGGGCGACGCTGTAGAAGTGAGAAAGATGACCGGCAAAGCGGCAGATATTTGAAAGGGAAACCGCGATATCGTTAATAACGATGTCGTCTTTATTTATCTTGTCATAATAAAAATGCTTCCCGGAAAAAGTTTTAATAAATGACATTTTGTTCTCCACGTATATGCGCTGCACCGCGCTGAATTCTGGTAAAAAGAATCCCTCACCATCCGGCGATTATTGAGTAAATTACGTTTCCATAAATGCCCCCGCAGGGGCATTTGCAGTAATGAAATCAGGCGGTGAAAGTACCAATAAAGGTTTCTACTTTGCTGTCCTTGAATTTCTCAACAAGCAGATCACGAAATTCGTTAGCCATTTCTTCCTGCACCGCCTCCAGCTGAATAATGCGCAGAACCAGTACAGGACGATCGCCAGTGATAATACTGAGGCGTAATTTAAACGGACGTTCTTTCAGACCTTCAAACGGAACGCATTTAAATTCAAATGCCACTGGCATAATGTCTTTGGTCTTCGCTTCGACAGACTCCATCAGGGAGCGTTTGCCGCTGAAGTCATTATCTTCAAAATCAGCGGTCTGGTTTGCTTCAATCGTGATTTTACGGACAGCCGCAGCCGCTTTTGTTGCCTGAATAGCGTCACCATTAGCATCAAAGCCCACAAGATAGTCGGCCCAGTCTTCAATCCATTCTGCCAGTGACTTCTGGGAGTTACGCTCGCCGTTAACAGACAACAGAGCAGAGAACGGTGCTGTCTTTTTCAGTTTGAGTGTGGCGGTGTTATCTGCGTGACCTGGTTCATCAATAGTACCTAGGTTAAGCACACTGACGGCACGCATATTATCAGCATCGATAAAGCAGCGGGTGCCTTCATCTGCAAGATCTTTAGAATAACGGGTAAAGTCATCGATGCTGGCAGTGGAAAGCGCACCACGGAAACGGAAGCGATTTAAATTAAATTTTTCCAGATCATGAATGCGGAAATTCTCAGGCAATGCCACAGCATCGGCACCAATCTTACTGATAATTTCATTAACACCCTGAGCAGAAATAAGGGCATGGATTTGATTAATTGCGGTTGCGTCTAAGTTCTGAGACATAATAAGTCCTCACTATATAAAGATATTCAGTGATGAGATAAATAATCAGTTAATTAAAAACGATATTAACGACCTGCTGCGCGGAGTTTTCCGTCAGGTTCACCGGCAAGAGTCAGTAACTGTCCCTGGTCTTCCTGCAGAATAGTCAGGCGACCACCGCGATTGACATACATCGGCGTTTCGGTGGTGTCTTCTTCGGAAATTTTCCCGCGGTTAGTCGGGCGAACATATGAGAGTTTGTGTTTGATTTTCACACGGTTCTCATCAAATGGTTCGATTTCCAGGTTGAGTGAGACCTTCCCTTTGGTTTTCGTGTTCATCACACCGGAAGCGACTTCACTGAGAACTGCGCCGATTTTGGTTTCAAATACGCCGCCGTCCAGCTCCCCGATAAATGCCTGCACATCAGTACTGCGTTCGCTAGCCATTTTGCTGCTCCTCATCATATCGACCCTGCAAGGTCGGTTGGTTTCTCCACAAAACAGAGAAGAACACCTGCGGTGGCAGCCGCCCGGATGGATTGGGTTATGAGCCCGTCGTCCGGTGATGCTCTTCTCTGTTTTGTAAAAAGAGCGGTACCAGCCGGAAGCAAGTGTACAAACTGGTACCGCCAAAGCAGTGGCTGTTGTGGTGACCGGTGCTGATCTCCGGCTTGCGGTTATTTCAGACTCTCACGGGCGTTTAATTGCCCCGCCGAACAGCTCTTTTCCGCAATAGCTGCAATGTCTTTCGCGCATCAGCCTGCGCCTTCACCACAACGCTGAGAGCACTTAGCCAGTTACGGCACCACACTTTGTCGCGGCTCCATAAATGCCCTCATCGTTGCACCCTGGTCTCTTCCCAGGCGTCAAACCGGATCGCCACGCTGGTTAGGCGTCTTATCAGCATCATCATTGACTTGCACATTCCGGCTACCTGGTTTGTTTGCCCGAGCAAGGAGTGGATTGTCCCCTTTAACGTCCCCAGACCGCTAACGACGCATGTGCCATACGCCGTGTTACAACCAAATTTTGTTAGTACCTTGTTTGTTGGTCTGGAAAGAAAGATAAAATGAAGTTGCGCATTGTGCAAGTGTTTTTATTGCGAGATATGCAATTTGGTGGGTAATGAAAAGCCACCTTCGGGTGGCTAATTGATGAGGAAGTAAGGGTTAATTGTGTCGTTTAAGGGTTTGTGACTGGCTGATTAAGACCTTTCCAAAGACCATAAACCGGTGTTCATTTTCGCTGGTAATTCCCCATTCACGGTAAATCTGGTTATCAGAAATCACCAGTAGTTTGTCAGGTATCATTTGCAGTCGTTTGACATAAATTTTATCATCAAAACCAAATACATAGATACCATCTCCATCAAACTGATTGATACTGACATCAACGAAGATGAGATCTCCTGGCTCAATGGTTGGACACATACTGTCCCCACGAACGTTGATAACTTTAATGTGATTGGCTGGTCGTCCGCCAAACATCGATACAGCATTATCAGTTCTGTATTCAATGGCATGAATCACATCAATGACATCACCGCCCTGGATAAGGCCATTTCCCGCACTGGCACTGACATCCAGCATTTCAATACGGAATACATCCTTCACCTGCGCAACATCCTCACTAATACTGTTTTTACATACAGTATTACTTTTGACGTCTGAGGTAAAGAGATCAGCAATATCAACACCTAAGCTCCTGGCAATATTACTCAGGGCTTGTTCAGTGAATTGTTTCTGCTTACCTGTTTCCAGGCGCGAGATATTCGCCGCATCCACTCCTATTGCTTCAGCGAGATCGGCGATTTTCATGTTCTTCGCCTGGCGAAGTTGTCTGACTCGGTTTCCTATGTTCATGCGTTTATTACATTTCTTTATTGCGCGTTAAGCAAATCAACTTGCGCAAAATATTTGCGTGAAATAATATGCTCATCACGCAATATGTGGAGGTTATATGCAATCACCATTACGAAATGTGCGTAAGGCGCACGGCTTTACTTTGCAGCATGTTGCTGCGGGCGTTCAGGTTAATCCAGCAACGCTGAGTCGTATTGAGAGACTGGAACAAATTCCATCTATCGATCTTGCAGAGCGTTTGGCCAATTTTTTTAAGGGAGAAATCAGCGAAATGCAGATTCTCTATCCTGCACGCTTTCAATCTAGTCAAAACCGGAATGAGTTAAAACCACAGGAACAGGAGGTAAGCCGTGGGTAAGCATCACTGGAAAGTGGAAAAACAGCCTGAGTGGTACGTGAAAGCTGTCAGAAAAACTATCGCGGCGTTGCCGGGGGGTTACGCTGAAGCTGCTGAGTGGCTGGATGTAACAGAGAACGCTTTATTCAACCGCCTTCGTGCCGATGGCGATCAGTTTTTTCCGTTGGGATGGGCAATGGTTTTACAGCGTGCGGCTGGTACTCACCACATTGCGGATGCTGTCGCACAGTCTGCTGGTGGGGTGTTTGTATCACTTCCAGAAATTGAGGAAGTAGAGAACGCTGATATCAACCAACGTCTACTGGAAGTTATTGAACAGATCGGGAGTTACTCAAAGCAGATTCGTTCGGCAATCGAAGACGGGGTAGTGGAGCCACATGAGCAGACAGCAATTAATGATGAGTTGTATCTGTCGATTTCGAAGCTCCAGGAACATGCGGCACTGGTCTACAAAATTTTCTGCGTTCCAGAAAAGAGTGACGCCCGCGAGTGTGCAGCTCCGGGCGTCGTGGCGTTTTGTGTCTGTGGAGAAACTAACGCATGAACAGTTTAACGGCAAATAACCGTTGGTCGCAACAGCTGGTGGTCCGCGTGGCTGAACACCTGTTGTTACGGCATGAATGCAGATTACCAAATCACCTGGCTGTAAGTAACCACAGAGAACTTTACCTGACTGTGGGGGGCGAGTTGTGCAGGAACTTAACCGCTGGTTTCGTGACGGAAGAGGACTTTATGTTCATGTTATTCGTTGGGAGCCAGAAACACAGCGCGTTATCTATCTTCGCAAAGACTACCCGCATGAGTGCTTTAGTCCTTTGTGGAAATTCAGGCGTGATTTTGTTGAGTGTGAAGGACCACCAGCACATTGATTCTGCCATTCCGGGACGTTACACTGTTCAGGCACCTTATAAAGCGGGTGCCGGGCGTGGAAACCCGGAATTCACCAAAGCGCACAACCGCGCTCTTGCGGTTTTTTTGTGTCATGAGCAGCATTACGCCCAAATTATGGTGGGGCGTGCAGGGCCAACTTCGGTTGGGCCGGGTTCTTTGGTGACCGGTATTTCCACCCCTGTACGTCTCACCACCAATAAGGTCGTGGAAAGCCTTGGTGGTGAGTTATTTAAAATCACCAAAGAGGCTGCCATCATGGCTACGATCCCAACCCTCACTCAACCTGAAATTGCCATCGTTGATGGTCAGGCTGTTACTTCATCCCTGGCTGTTGCCAACTTCTTCTCCAAACGTCATGACGATGTACTGAAAAAGATCCGCACGCTTGAATGCTCCGCATCATTCACTGCCCGCAATTTTTCGGTGAGTGATTACACCGATTGCACAGGCCGCAAACTACCTTGCTATCAAATAACCCGCGACGGCTTTGCGTTTCTTGCTATGGGTTTCACGGGTAAACGTGCTGCCCAGTTCAAAGAGGCATACATCAATGCCTTTAACCAGATGGAGAAACAGCTTTCAAAGCCCGCTGTACCGAGCGACGTTGCACATAACGCCAGCGTTCTCTGTTCCTACATTTCATCAATTCATCAGGTCTGGCTGCAGCAGCTTTATCCTATGTTGGCAAAAGCCGAATCTCCGCTGGCTGTTAGCTTATATGACTATATTAATGATGCTTCGGCGCTGGCCTGCCTCATAAATTTGTCGCTGAACCCTTCAGAGGTAAGGGGGCGCAAATGATCCGGAATATTTTCAAACGTTTTACCAATCAGACTTTCCGTTGTCCTCGTCCGGGTCAGTGGTACACCACGCCTGCAGGGCATGTTCTACGTGTTAGCCTGGTTGACCGTGAATGTCAGAAGGTGGTTTGTGAACCGCTGGGCCGTAATTACCGCGTCAGTATGCCGCTTATAGCCTTTCGCTCCGGAAAAAACATGAAGCATCTCGGAGGTGCAGCATGAGTATGGAGCTGATGGTTAAAGCGATGAAAATTCGAGTGGGTAATCCATTGCGAAAACTGGTTCTGATCAAGCTGGCTGATAATGCCAGTGATCAGGGTGAGTGCTGGCCCAGCTACCAGCATATTGCTGACCAGTGCGAGATTAGCAAACGTTCTGTGATGAATCATATTGCGGCCCTTTGTGAGTCCGGGCTGGTAAAAAAAGTCACCCGGAAAGGTGAAAAAGGTAACTCAAGTAATATCTATCTCCTTCATCTGGATGGTGCAGGAGATTCACTAGGGGGTAGTGCAAATAATTCACTATCTGGTGCAGCAAATTCACCAGGTAGTGCAGGAGTTGCACCAGGGGGTAGTGCAGGAGATTCACCCAGAACCAGTCACTCTTTTGAATCAGTCAAAGAACCAGTCAATGAACCAATAGCTGTTGGTGAATCTGCTGATGAGTCTGTGCGAGTTCGTTCAAACCGACCGGAATACTCTCCGGAGTTTGAGCAGACATGGCTGGCATACCCCAAACGTGCTGGTGGCAATTCAAAATCTGCAGCCTTCAAAGCCTGGAAAGCCCGTTTGAATGAGGGAGTAAACCCCGAAACCATGCTGGAAGGTGTGAAACGCTACGCGGGCTGGGTATCTGCGATGGGCAATAGCGGCACACAATTTGTGAAACAGGCTGTCACGTTCTTTGGTCCGGATCGTCATTTCGAAGAATCCTGGGAAGTTCCTGCGGTATCTGCAGCCAGACGTGAGGACCCGTACTTCAAATCCAGTTACGACAACGTGGACTACAGCCAGATCCCGGCAGGATTCAGGGGGTGATCGTGAGTCTTTTGAATGAAGTTCAGAAATTCATTGAAGCCCATCCGGGGTGTACTTCCGGAGACATTGCGGATGCTTTTGCTGGTTACTCACGGCAGCGCGTTCTGCAGTCAGCAAGCAAGTTACGTCAGAGTGGGCGTGTGGCTCACCGTTGTGAAGGAGATACACGCAGACATTTCCCGCGCCTGACTGAGAGAGCGCAGGAGCCGGAACCACAATCTGTTCGTGAAACCAGACCTGTGCGCAATTTCTATGTCGGCACTAACGACCCCCGGGTGATTTTGTGCCTGATCCGCCAGGCTGAAGAACTGGAGTCCAGGGGCTTATTCCGTCGAGCTGCAACGGTGTGGATGGAGGCATTCCGTGAAAGCCACTCCCAGCCAGAACGAAACAATTTTCTGGCGCATCGTGAGCGGTGCTTACGGAAAAGCAGCAAGCGCGCTGCATCGGGTGAAGAGTGGTATCTGTCAGGGAATTACGTGGGGGCTTAATGAGTAATAAATATTGCCAGGCGCTGGTGGAGCTGCGGAACAAACCAGCCCATGAACTGAAGGAAGTGGGCGATCAGTGGCGCACGCCGGACAACATTTTCTGGGGAATTAACACCCTGTTTGGCCCGTTTGTTCTAGATCTGTTTACTGACGGTGATAACGCCAAATGTGCCGCGTATTACACGGCGGAAGATAACGCGCTGGCGCATGACTGGTCAGAACGTCTTGCGGAGCTTAAAGGTGCTGCCTTTGGTAATCCCCCATACAGCCGCGCCAGTCAGCATGAGGGGCAATACATCACCGGCATGCGTTACATCATGAAACATGCCAGTGCCATGCGTGATAAGGGCGGGCGCTATGTTTTCCTGATCAAAGCGGCCACCAGCGAAGTGTGGTGGCCGGAAGATGCAGATCATATTGCTTTTATTCGCGGGCGTATTGGTTTTGAACTGCCTGCCTGGTTTATACCGAAGGACGAGAAGCAGGTGCCGACAGGCGCTTTCTTCGCTGGTGCTATTGCTGTTTTCGACAAGACCTGGAAGGGACCGGCAATCAGCTACATCGGGCGCGATGAACTTGAGGCATGTGGTGAGGCGTTTCTGGCGCAGGTTCGCCAGCAGGCGGAAAAACTGGTCAGGGAGATGGCGGCATGACGACGTTAACTCAATGCCAGCAGCAGGTGCTGGATATGCTGATTTCTTACCAGAAAGAACGTGGCTTCCCGCCAACCAATCAGGAGGTGGCAACCATGCTGGGATACCGTTCAGTGAATGCAGCGGTGGAACATCTTCGCGCACTGGAGAAAAAAGGCGTCATCACGATAAAGCGTGGCGTGGCCCGGGGTATCACTCTTCATACCGCGGTGAAGGACGACGACAGCGAGGCGGTCGGGATTATCCGCTCACTGCTTGCCGGTGAGGAAAACGCCAGGCTGCGTGCAACCCACTGGTTACATGAGAGAGGCCTGAAAGTATGAAGCTGATCCTGCCTTTCCCGCCCAGCGTGAACACGTACTGGCGACACCCCAACAAAGGGGAATTTGCTGGTAAGAGCCTGATAAGCGCGGCGGGGCGAAAATTTCAGAGCGCGGCGTGCGCAGCAATAGTTGAGCAGTTACGTCGTCTGCCAAAACCAACGTCGGCACCTGCTTCAGTGGAGATCGTGTTGTTTCCTCCGGATAACCGGATCCGCGATCTGGACAACTATAACAAGGCGCTGTTTGACGCGTTGACCCACGCGGGTGTGTGGGAAGACGACAGACAGGTGAAAAGAATGCTGGTGGAGTGGGGACCGGTTATCCCGAAAGGGAAGGTCGAGATCACCATCAGTAAGTACGAGAAAACGGCGGGTGCAGCCGCCTGATCAAGAGGAGAAACGAAGTATGAATAATCTGATGGTCATTGATGGTATTGAAGTTCGTCGTGATGCTTATGGTCGTTACAGCCTGAACGATCTGCACAGGGCTGCCGGTTCTCTGGATAAGCATAAGCCTGCATTCTGGCTCCGCAATGAGCAAACTGAACGTTTAATAAGCGAGTTGCAGATTTGCAACTCGGTCAATATAGAGCCAGTTAACGTTATTCGTGGCGGAAATAACCAGGGGACGTATGTCTGCAAAGAACTGGTGTATGCCTATGCAATGTGGATCAGCCCGTCATTCCATCTGAAGGTGATCCGTACTTTCGATATGGTAACCAGCGCACCGGAAAAATTATCCGGGCAGGCTGCTGACAAGATGCAGGCTGGTGTGATTCTGCTGGACTTTATGCGTCGGGAATTAAACCTGTCTAACTCATCTGTGCTTGGGGCTTGTCAGAAACTCCAGGAGGCTGTTGGCTTACCGAATCTGGCTCCGCGCTATGCAATTGATGCTCCTGCCGATGCACCCGATGGCTCAAGTCGCCCTACGCTGTCACTGAGTGCACTGCTGAAGCAGTATGGTATCCGCCTGACGGCTAATCAGGCATATCACCAGATGGTGAAGCTGGGGATCGTCGAGCAGCGCGAACGATACAGCCGTACCGCGATTAACAACATCAAAAAATTCTGGTCGCTGACAGCGAAAGGCTGCATGTTCGGCAAGAACATCACCAGTCCCGCAAATCCGCGCGAGACGCAGCCGCATTTCTTCGAATCCCGATTCCCTGAGCTGTTAAAGCTGCTCGATACCGTTCATTGAGGTGACCGTGAGAGCATTACTGACCCCTGAAATTGCCCCGCGTATGGGGATCGTATTGTTCAGACCCGGTTCAGAGCTGATGCCCCTGTTTATGCAGGGGCGTGTCCTGCTGGAGCCTGAGCCAGAACGTTATTCATCTTTTGCCAGTGGTGCCGTTCCGGCGGCATCACAACCGCTGGCGGATGATCCTGCTGTTCGGGCCGTGTTCCGCAATGAGGCAGTGATCCGTCGTGCTGGTGGCGTGGAATGTCTTGAAAGCTGGTTACTTCGTGAAAAAGGCTGCCAGTGGCCTCATTCCGACTGGCACAGCGAGAACATGACAACAATGCGACACGCTCCGGGCGCAATCCGTCTGTGCTGGCACTGCGATAACCAGCTGCGCGATCAGTTCACGGAACGGCTGGAATCAATGGCAACGGATAACTGTGCCCGCTGGGTGTTGTCTGTTGTGCGTCGGGATCTCGGTTTTGATGACAGTCACGTTGTGACAATGCCGGAACTGTGCTGGTGGCTGGTTCGTAATGATCTGGCGGATGCCTTACCGGAAAGTGCAGCCCGTAAGGCACTGAGATTACCGAATCCTGTTGTGCCGTCTGTCACCCGGGAAAGTGACCTTGTGCCTTCGGTTCCTGCCACCAGCATCATCCAGGATAAGGCGAAAAAGGTGCTGGCGCTGAAAGTGGATCCGGAGTCGCCGGAGTCTTTTATGTTACGCCCAAAACGTCGCCGCTGGGTTAATGAAAAGTACACGCGCTGGGTTAAGACACAGCCGTGCGCATGTTGTGGAAAGCCTGCTGATGATCCCCACCACCTGATAGGCCACGGTCAGGGGGGAATGGGTACAAAAGCGCATGACCTCTTTGTGTTGCCTTTGTGCAGAAAGCATCACGACGAGCTGCATGCGGATACCGTGGCATTTGAAGAGAAGTATGGCTCCCAGCTGGAGCTGATATTTCGTTTTATCGATCGTGCGCTGGCAATAGGCGTACTGGCGTAAGTGGAGAACGAGCATGAACCTTGAAGCCTTACCAAAATATTACTCCCCAAAATCTCCAAAACTGAGCGATGACGCACCGGCGACAGGCTCGGGTGGTTTAACGATTACGGATGTGATGGCTGCGCAGGGGATGGTGCAGTCGAAAGCACCGCTTGGATTTGCCTTATTCCTGGCAAAAGTTGGTGTTCAGGATCCTCAGTTTGCGATTGAAGGTCTGCTCAATTACGCGATGGCACTGGATAATCCGACATTGAATAAATTGAGTGAAGAAACCCGGTTACAGATCATCCCTTACCTTGTGAATTTTGCCTTTGCTGATTATTCCAGGTCTGCGGCAAGTAAGGCTCGCTGTGAGCATTGTGCTGGTACTGGATTTCATAATGTATTGCGCGAAGTGGTGAAACACTCCAGAAGCGGGGAATCTGTTATCAAGGAAGAGTGGGTGAAGGAACTATGTCAGCATTGTCATGGTAAGGGAGAAGCCAGCACAGCGTGCAGAGGGTGTAAGGGTAAAGGTATTGTCCTGGATGAAAAAAGGACCCGGCTTCATGGCACGCCTGTTTATAAGATTTGTGGGCGTTGCAATGGAAACCGGTTTAGCCGTTTACCAACCACACTGGCGCGGCATCATGTCCAGAAGCTGGTACCAGACCTGACGGATTATCAGTGGTACAAAGGATATGCAGATGTCATTGATAAACTGGTGACAAAGTGCTGGCAGGAAGAAGCATATGCTGAGGCGCAATTAAGAAAAGTGACGAGATAAATGATTTTCGCCGAAGATAGCGACATGATTCTTGCATTTTTCAAAAAATCTGGTTAGGATTTTCCTAACGATGGGCTTTGTATGTCTGCCGTTAACGAAATCATAACAAACCTCGCTTCGGCGGGGTTTTTGCTTTTCTGGAGGTCAATAATGCAGGGCGAAAAGCAGCAGCCATATTTTTTTAACCCTGGTATGACTGTTGAACAGCTTGAAGACTGGCTGGAGCAGCAAAAGCTTCATCTAAGCCGCTATAACCGTCTGGTAAAAGAAAAAGCAGAGCTTGAAGAACGGCTCAGTGATATTTCTGTGGAAATTGAACGAATGTCTGCTGGTGGTTTTAACGGAAAGTTGAGTTTCCCTTGGGAGTCAAGTTCGCTTCTGAGAAATCATCAACAGGGTAGTGTTTGACTGAAATAATAAACAGACTGTCATTAAGATCCCTTCCCCTCATATCTGAGAGGACCAACAGCAATTAAGAGGGGGCTAAATGTCCGATCCGATTTCCGGTACTGGGCTGGCTGGTGGTGCCCTGACGGGTGCCAGTGTTTATGGACTGCTGACCGGAACTGATTACGGCGTTGTATTTGGCGCATTTGCAGGGGCTGTATTCTACATAGCAACAGCAGCAGATCTGAGTGCATCACGCCGACTGGCATATTTTATCGTGTCATATATTGCCGGGATCCTATGCTCTGGGTTGGTTGGCTCCAAGCTGGCGAACTTGACCGGATACAGTGATAAACCTCTGGATGCTATTGGTGCCGTAATCGTCTCTGCTTTAGCCGTTAAAATCCTGACATTCCTGAATAATCAGGATATCGGCTCGCTGGTGGCGCTCATAACGCGCCGGGGAGGTTCAGGTGGAGCTAAATGACCCGACAGCAACTATAAATGCGCTGTTATGTGCTTGTGTTGTTATTACTCTGATGTTTTATCGTCGTGGTGATTCGCGGCATCGTCCTTGGGTTTCACGTTTAGCCTGGCTGATTACTGTTACATACAGTGCTGTTCCATTGGCCTATCTCTGTGGGATTTATCCCCATTCCTCATGGCCCATTATCGTGGCGAATACTATTTTTCTTTCCGTGCTGGTGGCCGTCAGAGGCAACGTTGCACGTCTGGTTGATCATCTGAGGCACTAATGAACCAACAATTATTTCAAAAGGCGGCTGGTATTAGCGCCGGGCTGGCTGCGCGCTGGTTTCCGCACATTGATGCGGCGATGAAGGAATTCGGCATTACAGCACCAGCGGATCAGGCAATGTTTATCGCTCAGGCAGGCCATGAGTCGATGGGGTTTAGCGCCGTAGTTGAAAATCTTAACTACACACCATCTGCGCTTGTGGCGACGTTCGGAAAGAGGATCACACAGCAGCAGGCTGATGCCCTTGGCAGAACATCCGGACATGCAGCTCGTCAGGATGCTATTGCCAATCTGGTGTATAGCAACCGACTGGGTAACAAAGCACCAGGTGATGGCTGGAAATATCGTGGTAGAGGATTAATTCAAATCACTGGCCTCCATAATTATCGCATCTGTGGCGCGGCGCTGAAGTTAGATCTGGTGACTTCACCTGAACAACTGGAACAGGAACTACAGGCTGCGCGCTCAGCTGCATGGTTCTACACCTCTAAAGGTTGCATGATCTACGGTGCCGATATTAACCGTGTTACGCGCATCATTAACGGCGGTTTGAACGGTATTGAGGATCGTAAGGTCCGATACAACAAGGCGCGGGCGGCGCTGCTGGTATGAAGATGAGTTATTGGGCGCTCATTTTAACGTTTATTGCTTGTGTCGCTGGTGGTCTTGTCTGGTCAGCGAATCACTATCATGGAAAGTTTCTGGAGGAGCAGAAGCGTGCTGATGCTGCGGAACAGCGAGCTGATTCTACTGAGGCTATCACCGCGAATGTTCTGCGTACTATGGCAATAACGAACATCATTCAGGAGGCGAATCAACATGCAAAACAGCAGATCGCACTGGAGTCACAGAGAACCCAGGAAGATATCAAAGTGGCTGTTGCGGATGATGATTGTGCTTCACGTCCTGTGCCTGCTGCCGCTGCTGACCGGTTGCGGAAGTACGCGAACAGTTTACGTCCAGGTTCCGGTAGTTCCGTTACCAGCCAGCCTGACGGCTGAAACCCCTCAGCCTGATTTACCTGATCATTTTACGTGGGGCTCGAGCTTAGATCTGAATGTCGCCTTGTTGTCTGCATTGGCGCAGTGTAATACCGATAAAGCTGACATCAGAAGGATTGAAGTTGAGCGTGGTCACATCATGCAAAAAAAATGATGTTAACTTTGTTTTGTTCCTTGATTTGATATGTGATGGCCCAATAGATACAAAGCACCTGATTTTGGTGACTCTTTTAAAGGGCTTTACACATGAAAGATGGTATCTATTTTGTTGTTTTCAGAAGCAATCAACGTGATTTTGGTAATGGTACCGTAGTTGTCAAAAACAATGCAGTAAACGGCGGAGATTTTGGTTTTACGTATCAGGGAAAAATTGACGGTAGCCAACTTATTCTGCGCGTATCGCAGCATGATTTAAATGTCACCTCGGTTTTCCCTGGGGTAAAGAACTTTGAATTGAGTCTTTCTTTGCAGGAACGAGGACGTGATTACCTGTTAAATGGATCTGTGGTCGGAATGCCTCAGATGCAAATTTCAATTAGTGCAAAATACATTGGTGATCTGATTTAGTTTATCGAGATGATAATTGAACCGCCTCCGGGCGGTTTTTTATTGCCATTTCTATGGTCTGTTCCATCGTAATAACTTAAAGGGAAGCATTAATGCCGCCACGAACCCCGAAAGCCTGCCGTGTTCGCGGCTGCCGCCATACCACTACTGACCCTTCAGGCTACTGCGAAAGCCACAAAAGCGAAGGCTGGAAGCAATACAAACCTGGACAATCCCGTCATCAGCGCGGCTACGGTTCGAAGTGGGACAGTATCCGCGCGCGTGTTCTGAAGCGTGACAAAGGCCTGTGTCAATTATGTCTGCGTGCTGGTGTGGTGCGTGAGGCGAAAACTGTTGACCACATCATCCCTAAAGCGCATGGCGGCACTGATGCTGACAGTAATCTGCAGAGTCTGTGCTGGCCGTGTCATAAGGCGAAGACGGCCCGTGAACGGTTAAAGTGATAATAATTCTCAACTGTCTGAGGGGAGGGGCGGGTCAAATCCCTGCAGCCTGACGTCTTCCGGACTGCCCGCCCCATCGTTTTTTTATACCCGCGAAAAATGAAATTTAACCAGGAGTGCCGCATATGGCTGGAACGGCGGGGCGTTCCGGGCGTCGCCCCAAGCCAACGGCGCGCAAGGCGCTGGCCGGAAACCCCGGCAAGCGAGCCCTGAACAAAGATGAACCTGTTTTTACGCCCATCAAAGGTGTTGAGCCACCGGAGTGGTTCGCTGAAGAAGATCTCCCTCTCGCCACGATCATGTGGCAACTGACAACCAAAGAACTCTGCGGTCAGGGCCTGCTGTGCGTGACTGACCTCGCGGTGCTTGAGCGGTGGTGCGTGGCCTATGAGTTCTGGCGACGTGCTGTGAAAAATATTGCCATACAGGGCAACACCATCACCGGCGCAATGGGCGGCAGGGTCAAAAATCCGGAGCTGACAGCCAAAAAAGAACAGGAGTCCGAGATGAGCAGCACGGGGGCAATGCTCGGACTCGACCCCAGCAGCCGCCAGCGTCTGATTGGCCTGGCGGGGCAGAAGAAAGCCACTAACCCGTTTCTGAAAATTATCGAATCATGAGCCGGAAATCTTACCCCAACGTAAATGCTGCCAATCAGTATGCCCGGGATGTCGTGCGCGGAAAGATTGTGGCCTGCCAGTTTGTGATTCAGGCCTGCCAGCGCCATCTTGATGACCTGATGGCGGAAAAAAGTAAGTCGTTTCGTTACCGCTTCGACAAGGACCTGGCTGAACGGGCCGCCAAATTTATTCAGCTGTTGCCGCATACCAAGGGTGAGTGGGCATTTAAACGGATGCCCATCACGCTGGAGCCGTGGCAGCTCTTTGTGATCTGCTGTGCGTTTGGCTGGGTCAATAAAGGCACCCGGTTGCGCCGCTTCCGGGAGGTGTATACCGAAATTCCCCGTAAGAACGGCAAATCGGCAATCTCTGCCGGTGTTGCCCTGTATTGTTTTGCCTGTGATAACGAGTTCGGTGCGGAAGTGTATTCCGGTGCCACGACGGAGAAACAGGCATGGGAAGTCTTTCGTCCGGCACGACTGATGTGTAAACGCACACCCATGCTGACGGAAGCGTTCGGGATTGAGGTTAACGCCTCAAACATGAACCGTCCGGAGGATGGTGCGCGGTTTGAACCGCTGATCGGTAACCCCGGTGATGGTTCATCACCCCACTGTGCCGTGGTGGATGAATATCACGAGCACGCCACAGATGCGCTTTACACCACGATGCTTACCGGGATGGGGGCGCGACGCCAGCCACTGATGTGGGCCATTACCACCGCCGGGTACAACATTGAGGGGCCGTGCTACGACAAACGGCGGGAAGTCATCGAGATGCTCAACGGCTCGGTGCCCAACGATGAACTGTTCGGGATCATCTATACCGTTGACGAAGGCGACGACTGGACCGACCCGCAGGTACTTGAAAAAGCTAACCCGAATATCGGTGTGTCGGTTTATCGCGAGTTTTTGTTAAGCCAGCAGCAACGTGCGAAAAATAACGCCCGTCTGGCAAACGTCTTTAAAACAAAACACCTCAATATCTGGGTGTCGGCGCGTTCGGCGTATTTCAACCTGGTGAGCTGGCAGAGCTGCGAGGATAAATCACTGACTCTTGAGCAGTTCGAGGGGCAGCCGTGCATTCTGGCCTTTGACCTGGCGCGTAAGCTGGATATGAACAGCATGGCGCGACTTTATACCCGCGAGATTGACGGTAAAACGCATTACTACAGTGTGGCCCCGCGTTTCTGGGTACCGTATGACACGGTGTATAGCGTCGAGAAAAATGAAGATCGCCGGACAGCCGAACGCTTTCAGAAATGGGTGGAAATGGGCGTTCTGACCGTTACCGATGGTGCAGAGGTGGATTATCGCTACATCCTCGAAGAGGCCAAAGCGGCGAACAAAATCAGCCCGGTCAGTGAGTCACCCATCGACCCTTTCGGAGCGACCGGGCTGTCACATGACCTTGCTGATGAAGACCTGAATCCCGTTACTATCGTCCAGAACTTCGCCAATATGTCCGACCCGATGAAAGAGCTGGAGGCAGCGATTGAATCGGGACGCTTTCATCATGACGGCAATCCCATCATGACCTGGTGTATCGGCAACGTGGTCGGCAAAAACATGCCAGGTAACGATGATTTAGTGAAGCCCGTCAAAGAGCAGGCGGAAAACAAAATTGACGGTGCAGTTGCGCTGATTATGGCGGTTGGCAGAGCCATGCTGTATGAGAAAGAAGACACGCTGTCTGACCACATTGAGTCCTACGGGATCCGCTCGCTTTAACTGAGGTAATTATGATCATGCTGATTCTCGCGCCTCTGGTGGGCGTGCTGGGGGCGCTTTTGCTGGCGTATGGTGCCTGGCTGATTTATCCCCCGGCGGGGTTTGTTGTTGCCGGGGCGTTGTGTCTGTTCTGGTCGTGGCTGGTGGCGCGATATCTCGACCGTACACAGCTGTCTGTCGGCGGAGGTAAATAGTGTTCTTTTCGGGATTATTTCAACGAAAAAGTGACGCGCCGGTGACCACCCCAGCAGAGCTGGCGGATGCTATAGGGCTGTCATATGACACCTATACCGGAAAGCAGATCAGCAGCCAGCGGGCCATGCGACTGACGGCGGTTTTTTCCTGCGTCAGGGTGCTGGCAGAGTCGGTCGGGATGTTGCCCTGCAATCTGTATCACCTGAACGGCAGCCTGAAACAGAGAGCCACCGGCGAACGTCTGCATAAGCTGATCTCCACGCATCCCAATAGCTATATGACGCCGCAGGAGTTCTGGGAGCTGGTGGTCACCTGTCTGTGCCTGCGGGGAAACTTTTACGCCTACAAAGTGAAAGCATTTGGCGAAGTGGCTGAACTGCTGCCCGTCGATCCTGGCTGTGTGGTACCGAAGCTTAACAGTAGCTGGGAGCCGGTCTATCAGGTCACATTCCCGGACGGCTCCACGGATGTGCTGACCCAGGAGGATATCTGGCATGTGCGCACGCTGACGCTGGACGGTCTGGTGGGGCTGAATCCCATCGCCTATGCCCGCGAGGCAATATCGCTGGCAGCTGCGACCGAAGAGCACGGGGCCAGACTGTTCAGCAATGGTGCGGTGACGTCGGGTGTGTTGCGTACAGAGCAGACGCTGTCAGATCAGGCTTACGAGCGCCTGAAGAAAGATTTTGAGGAGCGTCACACCGGGCTTGGTAATGCTCACCGCCCGATGATCCTTGAGATGGGGCTGGACTGGAAGTCGATGGCGCTGAACGCCGAGGACAGCCAGTTCCTGGAAACCCGCAAGTTTCAGCTTGAAGAAATTTGTCGTCTGTTCCGTGTGCCATTGCACATGGTGCAGAACACCGATCGCGCCACCTTCAACAATATCGAAGAGCTGGGGCTCGGATTTATCAACTATTCACTGGTGCCGTATCTGACCCGCATTGAGCAGCGGATCAACACCGGACTGGTACGAAAAAGTAAGCAGGGTGTTTATTACGCCAAATTTAACGCCGGGGCGTTACTGCGCGGGGATATGAAGTCCCGTTTTGAAGCCTACGCCACCGGGATTAACTGGGGAATTTACTCTCCCAATGACTGCCGCGACCTGGAAGATATGAATCCGCGTCCCGGTGGTGATGTCTATCTCACACCGATGAACATGACCACGAAACCCTCCGATGGCAGTAAAGCCGGTAAGCAGAAGGATAACGCCAATGCAGACGAAACAACGTCTTGATGTACCGCTGAGTCTGAAATCTGTCAGTGACTCCGGTGAGTTTGAAGGATATGGCTCCGTCTTTGGTGTAAAGGACAGTCACGATGATGTGGTGATGTCCGGGGCATTTGCTGCGTCCCTGCGGGCGTGGAGTGACAGAAAAGCGTTACCTGCGCTGCTCTGGCAGCACCGCATGGATGAACCCATCGGTGTTTACACCGAAATGAAGGAAGACGATGTCGGGCTTTACGTCAGAGGGCGGTTGCTCATTGATGATGATCCCCTCGCAAAACGCGCACATGCACACATGAAGGCCGGTTCGTTAACCGGCCTTTCTATTGGGTACGTCCTGAAGGACTGGGAATACGACCGGACGAAAGAAGCCTTTCTGCTGAAAGAAATCGACCTCTGGGAAGTCAGTCTGGTGACGTTTCCGTCTAACGACGAGGCGCGGATCAGCGACGTCAAGAACGCACTGGCCCGCGGGGAAATCCCCGAACAGAAAAAAATCGAAAGAGTCCTGCGTGATGTCGGACTCTCCCGTACCCAGGCCAAAGCATTCATGGCCGGGGGCTATGGCGCACTGTCCCTGCGCGACGCTGAGGATGTGGGCTCTGCACTGAATGCACTGAAAAATCTGAACTTCTAATCAGGAGAAATACGATGGCGGTTGATATTAAAGATGTCGAACAGGTCGCGCAGGAGCTGCAGCAGAAGTTTGACGACTTCAAAGCAAAGAACGACAAGCGCGTGGATGCGATTGAGCAGGAAAAAGGCAAGCTTGCCGGGCAGGTGGAAACCCTGAACGGGAAACTCAGCGAGCTGGAAAACCTCAAAAGCGATCTTGAAAAAGAGCTGCTTGAGCTGAAACGTCCGGCAGGTGGTGCGCAAAATAAACTGGCCACCGAGCATAAAGAGGCGTTTGTGGGCTTCCTGCGTAAAGGCCGTGAAGACGGTCTGCGCGATCTGGAGCGTAAGGCATTGCAGGTGGGCACCGATGAAGACGGTGGCTACGCCGTGCCGGAAGAACTGGATCGCAACATTCTTAACCTGCTGAAAGATGAAGTGGTGATGCGTCAGGAAGCCACGGTGATCACCGTTGGTGGTTCCGACTACAAAAAACTGGTGAATCTGGGCGGCACGGCTTCCGGGTGGGTTGGCGAGACTGACGCGCGCTCCCAGACTGCCACCTCAAAACTGGGGCTGATTGAACCTTTCATGGGGGAAATCTACGGTAACCCGCAGGCCACCCAGAAAATGCTGGATGATGCCTTTTTCAACGTGGAGGCCTGGATCAACAGCGAGCTGGCAACCGAATTTGCCGAACAGGAAGAAATTGCCTTTACCACCGGCGATGGTACCAAGAAGCCGAAAGGGTTCCTGGCGTATGAATCCACGGATGAAACCGATAAGGTCCGGGCGTTCGGCAAACTTCAGCATATTGTATCCGGCGACGCGACTGCGGTGACCGCAGACGCCATTATCAAACTGATTTACACGCTGCGAAAGGCACACCGCACTGGCGCGAAGTTCATGATGAATAACAACAGCCTGTTTGCCATCCGTCTGCTGAAAGACACCGAGGGTAACTATCTGTGGCGTCCGGGGCTGGAACTGGGGCAGCCGTCCTCTCTGGCGGGTTACGGTATCGCTGAAAACGAACAGATGCCGGATATCGCCGCTGATGCGAAAGCCCTTGCATTTGGTAACTTCAAACGGGGTTACACCATCGTTGACCGTATCGGCACCCGCATTCTGCGTGACCCGTACACCAATAAACCGTTTGTCGGTTTTTATACCACCAAGCGCACCGGCGGGATGCTGGTCGATTCGCAGGCCATCAAACTGATGAAGATTGCAGCGGCGTAATCACTCAGGGGCGCGGAACCGCGCCCCCTGTTCTGACGGGTGAAGAATCATGATCCTGAAACAAGATCTGAAATGGTCACCGGACGGTATGCGTGTTGAGGTCATTCGGGCCGGTGAGTATGACGACGGGGCGCTTCCTGCCCGGGTGCAGGAGATTGCACTTCAGGCCGGGTTAGCAGAGCGCGGAACCAGTGCAAAAAGCAGTAAAGCGGCAAAAGAGAAAAAAGCCACGACCAGTAAAGAGGGCTGAGTATGCTTCTGACAATGGAAGAGATTAAAGCCCAACTCCGGCTGGATGAGGATTTCGATGCTGATGACCGCCATCTGCAACTGCTGGCCTGTGCGGCGCAAAAGCGGACGGAAACGTATCTGAACCGGAAGCTCTATGCACCGGATGAAACCATTCCGGACAGCGATCCGGACGGGCTGCACCTGTCGGATGATATTCGTCTGGGGATGCTGATGCTTATCAGCCATTTTTACGAAAACCGCTCTTCGGTTACGGAAGTGGAGAAACTCGACATGCCGCAGAGTTTTGGCTGGCTTGTCGGCCCGTACAGGTACTTTCCGCAATGAAAATTCGTCAGACGCAGACCAGCGCAACCTACATTCTGCCGGACCCCGGCGAACTGAATAAACGCGTCCTGATCCGCCAGCGGGTGGATATGCCTGCGGATAACTTTGGCGTGGAGCCTCAATACCCGGTTGCGTTCCGGGCATGGGCGAAGGTTGTCCAGACCAGTGCCACCACCTGGCAGGAAACCGCGCAGACCGGGGACGCCATCACCCATTACATCACCATTCGTTACCGCCGGGGGATCACTGCTGATTATGAGGTGGTCTGTGATGACAGTGTGTACCGGGTGAAACGTCAGCGTGATCTGAACGGGGCGCGGCGCTTTCTGCTGCTGGAGTGTACGGAGCTGGGCGAATGTAGGCAGAGTCACGGAGGCAGCAATGGCGACTCCCTTTTTTCACGTTGATGTTCAGCAGCCCGCCGAGATGCGCTTTAACCGCGCCCGTGTCCGACGGGCGTTTGTCACGATTGGGCAGCGTCATATGCGTGATGCCCGTCGGCTGGTGATGCGCCGTGCGCGGTCGGCACCGGGTGAAAACCCCGGTTATCAGACCGGACGCCTGGCTCGTTCGATTGGTTATATGGTGCCGAGAGCCAGTAAAAAGCGAGCCGGTTTTATGACACGCATTGCCCCTAACCAGCGCAACGGGAAGGGGAACCGGATGATCTCTGGTGACTTCTATCCGGCGTTTCTGTTTTTTGGTGTCCGGGGAGGAGCAAAACGTCGTCGCAGTCATCATCGTGGTGCATCCGGTGGCAGCGGCTGGCGACTGGCTCCACGTAATAACTTCATGGTGGAAACTCTTGAAAAGAACCGCAGCTGGACACGCTATTTTCTGGCGCGGGAATTGCGTAAATCACTGAAGCCGGAGCGACGACACAGATGAAACTGACGCCTGTTATTGCTGCGCTGCGTGCCCGCTGCCCGTATTTTGAAAACCGGGTGGCAGGCGCGGCACAGTTCAAAAATCTGCCGGAGGTCGGAAAGCTGAGACTCCCGGCGGCGTATGTGGTACCGGGTGATGACTCTCCGGGAGAAAACAAAAGCCAGACCGACTACTGGCAGGAGCTGAAAGAGGGTTTCTCCGTGGTTGTCATACTGAGTAACGGGCGTGATGAGCGCGGTCAGTTTGCCTCGTATGATGTGGTGGACGATGTCCGGCAGATGCTCTTTAAGGCTCTGCTGGGCTGGAACCCGGAGGCGTGCGGTAACCCGATTACCTATGACGGCGGCACGCTGCTGGATCTGAATCGTCATGAGCTGATTTATCAGTTCGATTTTTCGGTCATCAGCGAGCTGACCGAAGACGATACCCGCCAGCAGGATGACCTGAACAGTCTGGATGAACTGCGAACGCTGGCGATTGATGTTGATTATCTCGATCCCGGTAACGGGCCTGACGGCGATATCGAACATCACACCGAAATAACCCTTCCTACCTGAGAATCTTCATGTTTGTGAAACCTGTTAAAGGGCGGTCAGTTCCTGACCCTGCCCGCGGCGACCTTTTGCCCGCCGAAGGGCGAAATGTTGACGAGAACAACTACTGGCTGCGCCGTGAAGCAGCGGGTGATATCCGGCGCGTGAATAAAAAGGTGAATACCGATGACGATAAGCTTTAACACCATTCCGTCGAATACGCTGGTTCCGTTGTTTTATGCGGAAATGGATAACCAGGCGGCGAATACTGCACAGGACAGCGGAGCATCGCTGCTGATTGGTCATGCCAATAACGGTGCAGAGATTGTTGCCAACAGTCTGGTACTGATGCCGTCGGCAGACTATGCACGCCAGATTTGTGGTGCGGGAAGTCAGCTGGCGCGTATGGTCGAGGCTTATCGCCAGACTGACCCGTTTGGCGAGCTGTATGTGATTGCCGTTCCTGAATCCACAGGCGCGGCGGCAACAGTTACGCTGACGGTGACCGGGGCAGCAACCGAAACCGGCACGGTGAATGTTTATGTGGGACGTACCCGCGTGCAGGCACCGGTGACCAACGGCGATAACGTCGCGACGATTGCCAGCAGTATCAAAGATGCCATCAATGCCGTTCCGGCCCTGCCGTTTACGGCCTCATCTTCGGCTGGTGTGGTTACATTGACCGCTCGCCATAAGGGGCTTTGCGGGAATGAAATTCCTGTCAGCCTCAATTACTACGGCTTTGGTGGGGGCGAAGTGCTGCCAGCGGGCGTACAGATTGCCGTGGCGACGGGTACCGCCGGAACGGGTGCTCCGGTTCTCACCGGCGCGGTGGCTGCAATGGCGGATGAGCCGTTTGATTATATCGGCCTGCCGTTCAACGACACGGCCTCCGTTAACACGCTGGTGACCGAGATGAACGATACCAGCGGTCGCTGGAGCTATGCGCGTCAGCTGTATGGTCATGTGTATACGGCAAAGATCGGCACGCTGTCAGAACTGGTGACCGCAGGTGACCAGTTTAACCAGCAGCACATTACCCTGGCGGGGTACGAAAAAGAGACCCAGACGCCTGCCGACGAGCTGGCGGCAAGCCGTACCGCCCGCGCAGCGGTGTTTATCCGCAACGATCCGGCACGTCCCACGCAGACCGGTGAGCTGGTGGGTATGCTGCCTTCGCCGAAGGGGAAACGGTTCACGATGACCGAACAACAGACCCTGCTGTCTCATGGCGTGGCAACGGCGTATGTCGAAAGCGGGGTACTGCGCATTCAGCGTGATGTCACCACGTACAGGAAAAACGCTTACGGGGTTGCGGATAACAGCTACCTCGACAGCGAGACGCTGCATACCAGTGCGTATGTACTGCGCAAACTGAAATCCGTCATTACCAGTAAGTACGGGCGTCACAAGCTTGCCAGCGACGGTACCCGCTTTGGTCCCGGTCAGGCGATTGTCACCCCGGCGGTGATCAAAGGGGAACTGCTGGCAACCTACCGTCAGCTTGAGCGTGCGGGGATCGTGGAAAACTACGAACTTTTTAAGCAGTACCTGGTTGTGGAGCGTGATGCCAGCGATCCGAACCGCCTGAACACGCTGTTCCCGCCTGACTATGTTAACCAGTTGCGTGTCTTTGCCGTGGTTAACCAGTTCCGTCTTCAGTATTCAGAGGAGTCCGCATAATGGCCCGTATCGGGGGAACCTGTTATTTCAAAATTGACGGTCAGCAGCTATCGCTGACCGGCGGCATTGAGGTGCCCATGAACAGGACGGTCAATGATGACATCATCGGCCTGGACGGTTCAGTGGACCGCAAGGAAACTCACCGTGCGCCTTATGTTAAAGGGACCTTCAAGGTGCCGAAGAATTTTCCGGTGAGCAAAATCACCTCGTCTGATGAGATGACCATCACAGCCGAGCTGGCGAACGGTCAGGTCTATGTACTGTCGTCTGCCTGGCTGCACGGCGAAGCAAACCATAATGCCGAAGAAGGGACGGTTGATCTTGAGTTCCACGGTGAAGAAGGGGATTACCAGTAATGAAAGAGCTTGAGTTAAAGAAACCGATTACCGCTCATGGCGAGACACTCTCCGTACTGGAGTTTGATGAGCCCACCGGGAAAGATGTCCGCGAGCTGGGGTATCCCTACCAGATGAATCAGGATGAGTCCGTCAGACTTCTGGCGCATGTGGTATCGAAATACATTGTGCGGCTGGCGAAAGTGCCGCAAAGCTCTGTCGACCAGATGTCTCCGGCAGACCTGAATGCAGCGGCGTGGCTTGTGGCTGGTTTTTTCCTCCAGGCCTGACGGCTGAATACCTCACTGATCGCTTCTTTGACTGCGCCAGTTACTGGCGCATTAATCCTTTCGAATTGCTGAATATGCCGATCAGTGAAATTCCCTTACTGGTCAGTCAGGCAAACAGGATAGAGCAGGAGAAACGCACACATGGCTGAATTTGAGCTTAAGGCGTTGATCACCGGTGTCGACAGGCTTTCTCCCGCGCTGTCGAAAATGCAAAAGAAAATCCGGGGATTTAAACGCCAGGCGGAAGAAGCGTCACAGGGTGGGCTGGCGCTTGGTGGCGGACTGGCAGCGGGTCTGACGCTTTCCCTGAAATCTTATGCCGATCAGGAAAACGCCGCCACCGGGCTGAAAGTCGCCATGATGGATGCGAACGGCGAGGTTGGAAAGAGCTTTCAGGACATCAATAAACTGGCTATTGGCCTGGGTAACCAGCTACCCGGTACAACGGCTGATTTCCAGAACATGATGCAGATGCTGGTGCGTCAGGGGATCCCGGCAGAAAACATTCTTGGCGGTGTGGGTAAAGCGACAGCTTATCTTGCGGTACAACTGAAAAAAACACCGGAAGCGGCTGCTGAGTTTGCTGCAAAGATGCAGGATGCTACCGGAACGGCGTCAGAAGACATGATGGGGCTGTTCGACACTATCCAGAAGGCGTTTTATCTGGGCGTTGACGATACCAACATGTTGTCCTTCTTCACTAAAACCAGTTCTGTTCTGAAGATGGTGAACAAGGACGGTCTTCAGGCTGCACATAGCCTTGCCCCCATCAGCGTCATGATGGATCAGATGGGGATGAACGGGGAGTCGGCAGGTAATGCCCTGCGAAAAGTTATCCAGTCCGGATTAAGCGTTAAGAAAATCAGGGATGTTAATAAAGTTATGGCCCGCCAGAAACTCGGGGTACAGCTCGATTTTACTGACGGCAAAGGGAGTTTTGGCGGTCTTGATAACATGTTCAGGCAACTGGCAAAGCTGCGAAAACTGACCGACGTTAAACGAACTGGTGTACTTAAGGCAATATTTGGTGATGATGCCGAAACCCTTCAGGTGGTCAATGCACTAATCGATAAAGGAAAGGATGGCTACGATCAGATCCAGCAGAAGATGAATAAACAGGCCAGCCTGAATAAACGTGTTCAGGCACAGCTTGGTACGCTGTCCAACCTGTGGGAGGCAATGACAGGGACCGCAACTAACGGCCTTGCGGCTATTGGCGGCGCATTTTCTGGTGACGCTAAAAATATCACGCAATGGCTGGGGGAGTTGGGGGAGAAATTCACGAAGTTTGCGGATGAAAATCCCCGGGTTATTCGCGGCGTCGTCGGGCTTGCTGCTGGTCTTGCGATTCTGAAACTGGGATTGATGGGCGTTGGCGGTGCCATCAGTATTGTCAGCAGGATCATGTCGATGACGCCGATTGGCATGATTGCGACGGCGATAGCCCTGGCTGCGGGATTAATTATCACTAACTGGGATGTTGTCGGACCTTATTTTAAGAAACTCTGGGAAACCATTGGTCCTTATTTTGAGGCTGGCTGGGAACTCCTTAAGAAAGTTTTTGCCTGGTCGCCGCTGGGGATGGTGATCAATAACTGGGGGCCGGTTGTTAAGTGGTTTCAGGATATGTGGGACAAGCTGAAGCCAATTATTGAGTGGTTTACCGACAGTTCCGGTGACACGGTCGATGCCATTAACTCTGCGCAGTGGGGCGCGGGTGCTTATGATGCTTATGGGACGGGAATACCGGCGCGGGGATACACACCTTATCCGGCGGTGGATCCGGCTCAGTCAAACAACGCCTCCGATGCCACAGGCTCGAATCCCTTCATGATTAACAAAGCTTCTGTGCCAAAAGTTGATGGTGAGATCAAGGTATCTTTTGTGAATTCGCCTCCGGGTATGCGGGTTATGGAAACGCGATCCAGCGGTTTTGATGTCAGCCATGATGTTGGCTATACGCGGTTCAGGTAGTGTACAAAATGATTAATGTGTTTTTGTCTGGCATAATTTGGGTTTTCAGCTTTAAGTAGTTAATATAATCATTCCTTACAAATGATTGAAGGGATGATTATGCGTATCTTTGTTTTTTTTATATCTGCACTTTTATCTTTTAACTTGGCTGCGGAAGAGTGTAAGTTCAGCTTTAATGAGTCAGAATTAATCTCTTCTATAGGTATTGCGCCAGTTAAGCAAGAGATAATAAAGGATGAAGGAATAACTAAGCGGCAATATGAATTCAGAAGAGAATTATCTTCTGAAGAAATGCTTAGTGATGACGCTGATGAAAAATATGAGCCGCAGTTTTATATATCTGTTTATAATCCATCATGCCCACAAAAGGTTATTGTTTGGTTTTTCAAAGACAATAAAAACACAATGGATTTAAGTAATGAGGTCCTTGCTGGTAGAGCGTTCAAGTATTTAACTGGTGTTAATGAAAGTATTTTTGAAAATAAAATGAAAAAGTTTTTAAAGGTACAGTCATTTGAATCTTTTGATGAAAGGACAGATTCTAAATTTATAAAGAGTGGTGATATTTATTCCATTGATGTTCAACTCAGATAGTAATTAAAAATATTAGGTTCCCGCCACATCTTCTGCGATGTAAATAACTGACAAAGCAGATTTGGCGGGTTTTTTGTATCCGGAGTTTATATGACGTGGAAAGACAGGCTTCAGGATGCGTCATTTCGCGGCGTACCGTTTAAGGTTGAAGAAGAAAGTGCGGGAACCGGTCGCCGTGTGGAAACACACGAATATCCGAACCGCGACAAGCCCTATACCGAAGATCTGGGAAAAGTCACTTTCCGCCCGTCCATCACAGCTTATGTGGTGGGAGATGACTGCTTTGACCAGCGCGATCGCCTGATTGAAGCGCTGAATAAACCCGGTCCCGGCACGCTTGTCCACCCGACATATGGTGAGCTGAAAGTCTGTGTTGACGGGGAAGTTCGGGTCAGCACATCGAAAAGTGAAGGGCGTATTGTCCGCTTTGACCTGAAGTTTGTCGAAGCAGGAGAACTCTCTTACCCCACATCAGGTGCGGCGACGGCGCAGACGCTGATGTCATCCTGTTCTGCACTGGATGACTGCATCAGTGACAGCTTCAGCGGTTTCAGTATCGATGGTGTGGCGGATTTCGTGCAGAACGACGTTATCGGTAATGCCAGCATAATGCTGGGGTATGTTTCTGATGCGATGAAAGTGGTGGATTCTGCCGTATCGGATGCCGCCAGGCTGTTGCAGGGGGATATCTCGGTACTTCTGCCGCCGCCATCGTCAGGCAAAAATTTCGTTGAGCAGGTGCAGAAAATGTGGCGTACCGGGAAACGCCTTTATGGTAACGCCAGCGACCTGGTCACCATGATCAAAACGCTTTCCGGTGTCAGCCTCGGCAGCGATCTGCAACCGCGCGGCGTCTGGAAAACGGACAGTAAAACCACCGCCACGGCGACGCAGCAGCGTAACGTGGTTGCCAGCACCCTTCGTACGACCGCAATCAGCGAAGCGGCGTATGCCGTCACCCGATTGCCTGCGCCAACAACTTCCGCGGTGATGCAGAATTCCGCAGTGGGGCAGGCAACAACACCTGCGCAGAGCACTGGCTGGCCTTCCGTCACGCATCCGGCACTGAACAATGCACCGGCGGTGAAAAACACAGTTGACCTGCCGACGTGGGAAGAACTGACTGACATTCGCGACACACTGAATACGGCAATTGATAAGGAGTTGTCCCGTACAACCAGTGATGCGCTGTTTCTGGCGCTGCGCCGGGTGAAAGCAGATCTGAATGCGGATATCAACACGCGCCTTGAACAGTCTGCACGGATCATTCAGCGCACGCCGGATGAGGTTTTACCCGCGCTGGTGCTGGCGGCGACCTGGTTTGATAACGCGGCGCGTGACGCGGACATTATCCGGCGTAATGCCATTACGCATCCCGGCTTTGTGCCGGTGATCCCTCTAAAGGTGCCAGTGCAATGAACGATAACGTCACGCTACGGGTAAATGGCCGGGAGTGGAATGGCTGGACATCGGTGCGCATCGGTGCCGGTGTTGAACGACTGGCGCGGGATTTCAGTGTGGAGATCACCCGCCAGTGGCCGGGAGATGAGGGTATCACCACGCTTCAGCCGCGCATTAAAAACGGTTCAAAAGTGGAAGTGCTGATTGGTGATGAGCTGGTGATCACCGGCTGGGTGGAGGCGACGCCCGTTCGTTACGATGCCCGTTCGGTCAGCACCGGTATTGCCGGACGCAGTCTAACCGCTGATCTGATTGACTGTGCAGCCGAACCGACACAGTTTAACGGACGATCGCTGGTACAGATTGCGCAGGCGCTTGCTGCGCCCTTCGGCATTGAGGTGGTGAACAACGGTGCGCCGTCGGGTGTTATTCCTGACGTCCAGCCTGATCACGGTGAAACGGTGATTGAGGTAATCAACAAAATACTCGGTCAGCAGCAGGCACTGGCTTACGACGACCCGCACGGCAGGCTGGTGATTGGCGGTATTGGCTCAACGCGGGCACATACCGCGCTGGTACTTGGGGAAAACATCCTTTCCTGTGATACGGAGAAGAGTATCCGGGAGCGGTTTTCAGTTTACCAGGTGGCGGGGCAGCGTGCCGGAAACGACGATGATTTCGGTGAGGCCACCACCACCGCGCTGCGGGCCCGCACAGAGGACGCATTTATTGCCCGTTACCGTCCGATGTATATCAGGCAGACAGGGCAGGCCACGGGGGCAGGCTGTATTGCGCGTGCTGACTTTGAAGCCCGACAACGGGCGGCGCGGACGGATGAAACCACCTATGTGGTGCAGGGCTGGCGACAGGGTAACGGTACGCTGTGGCAGCCCAACCAGCGGGTGATTGTCTTTGATCCGGTCTGTGGTTTCGACAATACCGAACTGCTTGTTTCGGAAGTCACGTTTACTCAGGACCAGAACGGCACCCTGACGGAAATCCGTGTCGGCCCGCCTGATGCTTATCTGCCTGAACCCGAAGATCCCGGCGCGCGGAAAAAGAAAAAAGCCAGAGTACAGGAGGACCCGTTCTGATGAGGGCGATTGAAACCATACAGCGACAACTCCTCGGGCTGATTGGGCGGGCCGTGGTGAAAAGCATCAGTGCCGCAACGAAATGTCAGACCGTGGATGTGTCCCTGATTGCCGGTGAACCCAAAGCCGGGGTTGAACATCTTGAACCTTACGGTTTTACCGCAAGGGCAAACAGCGGTGCGGAAGCGGTGGTGTTGTTTCCGGATGGCGACCGTTCTCATGCGGTGGTTGTTACGGTGTCGGATCGGCGTTACCGCCTGAAAGGGCTGCAGACGGGTGAGGTGGCTGTCTATGACGATCAGGGGCAGTCCGTGACGCTGACCCGGGAGGGGATCGTGGTGGACGGTGCAGGTAAAACGATCACGTTTCGCAATTCACCTAAAGCACGTTTTGAAATGGACCTGGAAGTGACAGGACAAGTGAAAGACCTGTGCGACTCCAGCGGCACCACCATGTCAGCGATGCGGCTTGCCTATAACGGGCATCGTCACAGAGAGAACGGTCAGGGCAGTAACACCGACAAACCTGATAAAGCGATGGAGGCATGATGGAACTGTGGCTGACGGTGAACGGTAAACGCACCTGCGCCAGCGCACCGCTGGATCCGCTGACCCGCGCCGTGGTGATTTCCCTGTTTACCTGGCGGCGGGCGGAGCCTGATGACAACGCCGACGTCCCGATGGGATGGTGGGGGGATACCTGGCCTGCGGTACAGAATGACCGTTACGGCTCCCGACTGTGGCTGCTTCAGCGCAGCAAACTGACCAATCAGCTGGTGCAGACGGTAAGGGGGTATATCCGCGAATGCCTGCAATGGATGATTGATGATGGCGTGGTGTCCCGTATTGATCTGGATATCCGCCGCACCGGGATTAATGAACTGGGTAACAGTATCACTCTCTGGCGTCGTGACGGACCGGTAATGATTTCTTTTGATGATCTGTGGAGTGCGATAACGCATGGCGGACAGTGAATTTCAGCGCCCGACGCTGGCAGAAAATATCAGTATGCTCCGTAACGATTTATTCGCCAGGCTGGACGTCAGCGACACGCTCCGGCGCATGGATGAAGACGTGCGGGCAAAGGTGTATGCGGCGGCGCTGCATACGGTTTACGGGTACATCGATTATCTGGCAATGAATATGCTGCCTGACCTGTGCGATGAGTCCTGGCTGGCGCGACATGCTGCGATGAAACGGTGTCCGCGCAAGGGGGCCACGGCTGCCAGCGGGTATATGCGCTGGGAAGGTGTCAGCGATGGCCTGAAGGTGACCGCCGGAAGTGTTATTCAGCGCGATGACCTGGTTCAGTACACGGCAACTGCCGATGCAATCAGCACCGGTGGTGTCCTGCGCGTGCCGATCGCCTGCTCAAGTGCAGGAGCGGTCGGTAACGCTGACGACGGTACGGCATTAATCCTGGTCACGCCGGTGAATGGGCTGCCGTCTTCCGGTGTGGCTGACACCCTGACAGGCGGATTTGATACTGAAGAGCTGGAAACGTGGCGCGTCCGTGTCATTGAGCGGTATTACTGGACGCCGCAGGGCGGGGCTGACGGGGACTATGTCGTCTGGGCTAAAGAAGTGCCCGGCATTACCCGCGCATGGACATACCGTCACTGGATGGGAACGGGAACTGTCGGTGTGATGATTGCCAGCAGTGACCTGATTAACCCCATTCCGGAAGAATCAACGGAAATGGCGGCAAGACAACATATCGAGCCACTGGCCCCGGTGGCAGGCTCTGATTTGTATGTATTCAGGCCGGTGGCACATACGGTGGATTTTCATATCCGCGTGACGCCGGACACACCGGAAATACGAGCCGCCATTACTGCGGAGTTGCGTTCGTTCCTGCTGCGTGATGGTTATCCGCAGGGAGAACTGAAGGTGTCGCGTATCAGTGAAGCGATTTCCGGTGCGAACGGGGAATACAGCCATCAGTTGCTTGCACCGGCGGACAATATCTCCATTGCAAAAAATGAACTGGCGGTTCTGGGGACGATTTTATGGACGTGACAAACGATGATTACATCCGTCTGTTGTCGGCACTGCTGCCGCCAGGTCCGGCGTGGCCAGCCAGCGATCCGGCGATTGCCGGTGCAGCACCGTCATTAACCCGTGTTCATCAGCGTGCGGATGCCCTGATGCGGGAGCTGGATCCGCGCACCACCACCGAACTGATAAATCGCTGGGAGCGTCTGTGCGGCCTGCCGGATGAATGTATTCCCGCAGGGACACAGACCCTTCGCCAGCGTCAGCAACGGCTGGATGCGAAGGTTAACCTGGCGGGCGGCATCAACGAGGATTTTTATCTTGCACAGCTTGCTGCCCTGGGCAGACCAGATGCCACCATCACGCGATACGACAAAAGCACCTTCACCTGCTCATCGGCCTGTACTGACGCGGTGAATGCGCCGGAATGGCGGTATTACTGGCAGGTCAACATGCCAGCCGCCACCAACACCACCTGGATGACATGTGGCGATTCCTGTGATTCCGCACTGCGTATCTGGGGCGACACCGTTGTCGAGTGTGTGCTTAACAAACTCTGCCCTTCGCATACCTACGTAATTTTTAAATATCCGGAGTAATCCATGCATCGTATAGACACGAAAACCGCGCAGAAGGATAAGTTCGGCGCGGGTAAGAACGGTTTTACCCGTGGTAACCCCCAGACCGGCACACCTGCCACCGATCTGGATGATGACTACTTTGACATGTTGCAGGAAGAACTTTGTAGCGTGGTGGAGGCCTCCGGTGCCAGCCTGGAGAAGGAGCGGCACGACCAGTTGCTTACCGCGCTTCGTGCGCTGCTGTTAAGCCGCAAGAATCCGTTTGGTGATATCAAATCGGACGGCACAGTACCAACGGCTCTCGAAAACCTTGGATTTACAGACCCGGATGACGGGGATTCCCTGGTAGCAGTTAAACAGGACCTGGAGAATGCTGTTATCCGAAATCAGCACGACAAAAACGCAGAGATTATTAGTGTGAGGGATTTTGGGGCTATCGGTGACGGTATTGCTGACGACACTGCGGCGATACAGCGGGCAATTGACTCGGTTCCGGCAGGATCGCGACTGGGATTCTGGAGAGGAAAGTATTTGTTCGACACTGTAACGTTGTCAAAACCCATTGTTCTGGTGGGAGATGCAGACCTGGTTCACAACGGATTCGTTATAAAATCAAGTAATATAACATCGTTATTAACGGGCATGCAGACCTGTCGTGAATACCATCATTCAGCCAGGGCGTTTTCGTGTAATGCCCACCAGGACTTATCTGACTACAAAAATATAAAAATCCTGTTCAACAAGTTTGCGGGTTTTTTCTACGCAACTGATATAACAGCCAGGGATTACGATGCGATGTCTGACAATCCGGATAATCGAGTTGTCAGTGATACCCTGATACTTGGTTGTACGTCAGTAGCCCCTGAGGGTGTAAACGCCGGGCACTTTCAGCATATAGGGGTAACCAACGCAAAGTGCGTCGGCAATTCAACGCACGGAGGGAAAAACGCGACCTCATACAATTTTATCAACGGGAACGGATATCTGATTGTTCAGGGTAATTACGATTACGGAAATACTTATGGCTCCTGTGAGGTTGAAAACGATTCCAGTAATACAGTAATTTCCGGGAACGCATTCAGGGGCAAAATCTGGATTGATGACAGCAGCAACGTCACTGTCAACGGAAACACCGTTAACGACGACATTTTGATTACGTCCCAGACTGACGATGTGCGAAACGTTCTGGTTGCAGGGAATACGGCCAAACGAATAGTCGTTCAGCAATTTGGAGACGAACCTGTCGGCTGGGCATACGATTGTCATATACAGGGAAATCTGACAACGGGTAATCTGGAATACGAACACGATATTCTGTTGTCGTCACTGATTAGCGGAACAGTGGAAAATAATCGCCTGAACGGAGAATCGAAATATTCTATTGGTATTATACGTCATCACAATACGGACCTGATAATACGTAACAATACCGGGAAACGAGAAGCCATTATTTCTGGTAGTGGCGGAAGAATAATCGATTACGCAAATATAGGTTTTAATGTATTTACTCAGTCAGACAGTCGACACATTTCCACACTATTGACCCCGGTGTCGGATTATCTTGATTTACCAGGAAAATACTTGCACGGAACTAAATACGCCGGACAACTGATACCAGGCGGGAATACTGTTATTTTGCTACCAGTACCAGATGTAAAAAACTTAGTTTTCAGGGCGATATCGCTGTGGGTGCTAATCCGTGACCCTGCAAATAACAATATATCCAGCTACAGAATTGATGGGGTTTTCAAGGTTGTAGGTTCATACGTGTCAATAAGTTTTGGAGCTCCTTATTCAGTTCTGGGAGTCGATTCCGGATTTGTGACCGTTGCGAACCAGGGAAGCACAACAACAGCCATCATGCTGAGCATAACGAATACCCACGAAACGAAAAATCTGCAAGTTACGCTGCTGCCAGCAGTTACCAGCAGATTTGGGCTGGACGATTAA